AAATATTCATAATACCATCTTGTACCATAATAAAAAGCAAAACTTATAGGCACACCGCCAAGTGCAACCCACCAAATACTTCTTGCCCATTCGTATTTAAATTGACCTTGCATATGAAACCATGCCAAAATATGACCTATAAAAGATACAACTGCTGCCATAAGTAATTTATTCATTTATTTCCAACTTTTCTTATTTTTACTTACTATATAAGAATAACCCCATTGGCCATTCTCATCTTTCCCATAAACTGCTTTAATATCTTCCCATTCAAAATGAAACACACAATACTGAGTGAGTTTCTTACTATCTCGTGGGAATATAAAACTATCAAAATTATCTTTGTACTTATGTAGTTCTCCTTTATAATCTTCTAATGGGAAACTTGTTATTTTAGTAGGAACTCTTGCTATTGGAACTTCCTTTATATTAGGAGCACAATTCAAATTAAATAGTATGAATACAAAACATATCAATAAAAATATAAAAGCAGGCGTATACTTATTCACCTAATTCTCATTTTCTTTATATCCTTATCGGATTTTCCAAATTTTTTCACTAACAATGTTAAATCTTCTTTTGACATTATTTCATAATATTCAGCTGCCTGATATTTACTCACTTCAAAATATTTCATAATAAACGGAACTACTTTGTCGTTTGTCTTTTCTTTCTTACCACTCAAATACTTTAAGTAAGTCTTTTTCTTTGGTAGTAAATCACAATAAAACTGATATACAGCTTTATGTGGCATAACTTCTATCGTGTACTTTTGAAAATGATTTACGAAAGGTAAGAAGTCCTCACCCATACTTAGATAACGATTTACCATAAATGGACTAAACTTCTTTTTGTCGGCATCCGAAAAGGAATCCCAATCTCGTTTACCGACAAATAGTTCATTAATCCAACTAAATAAGTTCATCTATATCGCCACCTAAAGGTAACAACTCACCACAATTTCCACAATTGAAAACTTGAACTGGTGCTATAACTTCTTGTCCTGTTGGTGACATAATTGCTGATATTTTCTTTATGATATAACCTTGTATAAAGATTTTATTCTCACAAGATTGACAATTCATAGTATCTGCTTCTGTTAAATCAACTTGTACTTGTTGCTTCGGTAATGATTTCATTGGTTTTGTACTCATTATAATTTCCTCAATATGTTTGATACGGTAGCAATAAAATTAATCTCTTTATCAACTACCAATACATCATGATAAGCACCCTTTGATATTTCTGCAATAACATCTGGTATCTTATCACCCGTTATGTTTTCAACTTCATCATAGAGAAACCTAAATAACTCCGTATAGTCACTAAAACCACTATCAGCAATCAACTTACGAATTGACCTAATATCAGAATTGTTTTGAATCATCTGTAAGAATTGAAGTTTAAATTCGTTATGTAACATTCCATCTTTATCAATCTTCAATTTACCATCAATACATTGTCTTTGTAAATCATTAATAACTTTCCGTAAATCAGGATAACCAGCAGTTACCACAAGTGCTAAATCATCTAAATCAAAAGATATATTTTCTTTTTCCAAAATAGTCTTGGAATGTACTGCAACTTCTTTCTTAGATGGTGGTATTATCTTATAAGTTTGACAACGACTCTGTATTGGTTCAATGATTTTCTCGACATAATTACAAGTCAATATAAACCGACAATGAGCAGAAAAGGTTTCCATCAAATTACGGAGAGCTGGTTGGGCAGAGTTTACATTTAAATAATCCGCTTCATCCAGTATGACTATTTTCATAGGTTTGAAACCAATTGAAGAAGCAAAAGTCTTCAACTTGTCTCGAACCAAGTCTATATTTCGTTCATCCGACGCATTAATATATAGATAATCACACTCAAGATTATTAACAATAATCTTAGCAAGTGTGGTTTTGCCACCGCCAGCTCTGCCATATAGAAGTAAATGTGGAACATTTCCATCCTCTAAAAACCTTTGAACTTTAGTTTTAAGGTGTTCATTACCGACATAAGTTGATAAATCTTGTGGTCGATATCTCTCCACCCATAATCCATGTGATTCCATCTTATACCTGTTGTGATACTAAATAATATTTAACATTAAAATCATCAACATTAAACTCAATGTGAGCCAAACCCTTATCACTAATTTGTAAAACAGCTTTGGAACATTCTTTATTAGCACTTAATACTTCTTTAAAAAGATTCGCATTAAATACAACTGGTTCTGTTAACGCCACAGCACCACTTTGGACTTTAATACTGATACGATTTGAGTTTATATCACTAAAACCAATGACAAATTCCAAACCACCATCAACCGGCTTCACAGCAAAATGGTCAACATCAGATAAAGCACTCTTCGCACGAATGAAAGAATTAATAAATTGAGAATCAATATTAACAAGTGTATTAAACTCAGGAATATTCTTCAGTTCTGGTACATCAGGAATAACACCAATAGCAGCAAGAACATAACTAACTGAAATGTTATTGTCATTGAAATGAAATGCTACTGGTTGTTCCTCATCTGATGGTGCTTTGATTAAATTAAAATCAACCTTATCAGCAAGTGTTGACATCATTTTCGATAAGAGTGGTGTATCATAAACTCCAACCTCAAACTCTGGTAAAGTTTGCTTTGACAAAGTTAATTCACCCAATAGACTTTTGTCTGGTGAAATAAATCGAGTGGATAATGCATCCCCATTCGATTCCCATTTGACAGAATTTACATTTCCGCCAAGATTGTATTTTTGGATAAAAGTATCCAATACTATTTTATTCATTATGTTTTCTCCATATTGTTATTTAATTTAATGCTTTTTATTGTAAAAGTCAAGTTAAAAAAACCTCTCAATTGAATCTTCTCTGATCTCATTTCTGATATCAGTTTTTAATCTCTTTACAAATATTTTAAATTTATCAGTAGACATTGTTCTCTTTCCTAAATTTGCAAATCTTGTAGTAATTACAAAATTACCTTTTATATAGCCCTTATCATTATCTAATCTATCACAACTCATAGCAGCATTATTGTTAGGTTCAAATATATCATTAGGATTTAATTTATAGTTCAACCAATAACATCGACCACCTTGTTTCTTAAATTGGTCTTCTAAATCTTTTGCAGTTATTGAAATTTCTGTTTCACCATATGGTATTTTTGCAGTACCAGTTTTTCCTGACTCATCTACTGTTACAGTTCTTCTTTTTGGTCTTAATATTGAATTTCCAATAACATTTTTTAAAAGTTGTTCAAATGGATTTTTCATTAAAAAAACCTTTCGATTGAAGATTTCCTATCAACCGGCATATCCCATGTCATACTTTGATAGAATAACTCTATTTTCTTCTTTAGGGCTTTATCAAACAACTTATCCCTATCTATATACTGAGCAATAAAATCCATAATCTCTTTAGGATCATCATAACCCTTGTAAGCTATGGCATCGATATTAAATGGATTGTCTTTCAAATATACCCATTTGATTTTACTACTATTTCTAATCTGCTCATGATTATTGACTTTAAAATGTTTCAACAAGTCATTATAAATAACTGACGCTTTAACATGAACTGGAGCTCCCTTTTCCATTTCGGTAAACATGGACTTACCTTGAAACCCCTGTAATGTTTTTTTCTTAGTATATTTTTTTATACCTTTAACTCCACTTGGTAAAGATATGTTTGTAATATCGTGATCATTTAAACTCTTTTTAAAATTCAATATAAACTCATCAATTTTTTCTTTATCTACTTTAGCCAATATAGCTTTCAATACCTTTGTCATGAAATCACGAAATGCAGGTGGGAATGAACTTCTAACGATATCCAATCCTTTCACATCAAGTTTTTCACACGGTACACCACCATCATTAATAATCCATTGACCATATCTTTTCTTGGTAACCCAAAATGCACTCTTGGCAATCATCTCTTGTTTAATCTCAAATCGATGTTCACCTTGAATATTCAAAAAGTTTTTAGCAAAGTAATCATATGACTTATTAATATATGTTTGAACCTCTGAAGCAATATCAAGAATTTGTTCTGTCATAAACTTATCATCAGTTGTATCGGCATTTGGTAATCTGTTTTTGACC